ATTCGGCTGGGGTAAAGCAAGTCCAGTTAATTCTTCATGGGATAAGGAGGTAGCCGCATTATGATGCGTGATACACTTGTAGATGTATTAGTTCAGCGGCTAAATAACCGCACAGATTTAAGGGATGCTATTATTACTGAAATGCAGATAGCGCAAACTTTTCGCCTTGAGCAGCATGGAAGATTCCAGCCGTGGTTTCTCATTACTGAACTCGCCACAGAGATAACAGAAATTAATGAACAACGAGTACCTGAGCCAAATGATTTTATTATTGAAGTTGAAGAGCAAGCGTTGTGGGTACAAAACACTGCCGGCAAATGGAAGAAACTGACTAAAGGCGCAGAAGACGACTTGCAATTAAAATGGGGGGATGCTGAAGGCCTTCCACAAAATTATGCTTTTGTGGGAAGCGTGTTTATAATGTATCCTATTCCTGATGCAATGTACCCTTTGCGAATGAGATATGCAGCGGCACAAGGCTCTCTTGCTACGAATATTGAAAATGGCTGGACAAAGTATGCAGGAGATTTGTTGATTGCAGAAGTTGGGGCAGCAATTGCTGCGCAAACTATGCAAAACCCAACACTTGCTCCGGCTTGGGATAGATTACAAACACTGCATGAAGCGCGGCAGCATACAAACAGAAGTTACACTATGGGCGAAGAGGAGTAAATCATGCCACTGGAATCAACGACAGATGTAGATGGACTGGTAGTTACAAACCCCGATGGAGAGAATGACCCGAAGGGTGAAGGTGATGACCATTTGAGAATGATTAAAGGCGTACTAAAAACGGCTTTTCCATCACTCACCGGCGCACTGTATAAAAAATTAGAAAAGGCTGCAGACTACACGGTTTTACGCACTGATAACTACAGTCTCTTTGATTGTTCTGGGACAGTTGTGTTGAACTTAACTGCGGCGGCGACACTTCTTAACGACCACAATTTTTTCTTTTATGTACGCTCAGGGTCAATACAAATTAACCCTAATGGGGCTGAACTCATTAATGGTGTTGCTGATATCGTTTTTACAGCTGGCGCATGGGGCTGGGTATTTTGTGATGGCACAGGCTTTACAGTTATGTCTAATGCAAATTTGCCGGCAGAAGTAATTTTTACCAGTAATATTGCAGATGAGTCTGTAACATATGCAAAATTGAGTCCGGCGCTCGCGACAGACCTCCCAACGGTTACAATTGTTGCAGAAGATAATCTTTTTATTCTTGATGCGAGTGATGCAAATTTACCAAAAAAGGGACTTGCATCTGATATTGCAGTTCCTGCAGGAGCTATTGTTGATTTCGCTCGTACAACTGCACCATCAGGTTATCTTGCTCTTCCTGTTTCGCCCTCGAATGTTTCGCGGACTACATATGCAAGGCTTTTTGCTGCTATTGGTATTACGTGGGGAGCTGGTGATGGGTCTACAACTTTTGGATTGCCATACTGCCCTGAAAATTATGCAATGCTGGCAGCAAATGGTAATGTTGGGGCGGTTACAACTGGCGATGTAAAAGCCCACACACATACAGCTCAAGGACAAGTTGCTGGTGCGTTGTATGGACAAGACACTGGCTATCAAATTGGAGCTGTTAATACCGGTTCTACCGGAGGGGCTGCAAACCTTGCAGCAGGGGTTAAGGTTTTAAAGTGTATCAAACTTTGAGGAGATTAGGAATGCTAACCGAAGAAGAAAAAGAACGGCGAGTTTCCCACGGCACAATTATACGGTGCTTGGAAGAGCATGGCGCACGGTTGGATGCGCTGGAGTTTAATGGTAACGAGGTGCGCGATTTACTTGCAACAAATACAAAAATAAGTTCAAAAGCGGCAACAGACTCAGCTCAAGCATTGTATTTGTCTAAGAAAATTTATAAAAATACAAGCGGACTTGTTACAGTAATTAAAGCTGGGCAAAAGGCAGGGTCTATTACAATACGTGGGGCAAGTGTTTTTCAGCGTGTTATTCTGTGGGCGGGGTCAATTGCCGCTGGAATTTCTGCGATTGTATATGCAGCAAAAGAGTGGATGAAATGATTCAGCTGCGTACGATGCCAAATGAATACTTACGGATGTGGGTAGGGAAACATTTAACCACGACTATTCGTAAAAATTTTACCGCTGAAGACCACAGGCGCATTGCAGAATTTATTAAAAGCGATGGCTGTACGGGTGTACCGGATTGGTTTCTTAATGGGTGTATTCAGCACGACTGGGGCTTTCGTACGCATAGAGATTTTGAGGGTAATTGGGTTACTGAACATGAAGTGAATGGCTGGTTGAAAGAGTATGTTCAAAAACGCTCTTGGCTCGGTCGTTGGTCGCTTGTTGCTTTTGTTCGGTATCAGTTTCTTGAAAAGCTTCTGCCTAAAAGAGTTTGGGATAGTCTCCCCGAGGAAGTTGAGGATTAAATGTCTATATTTGCGATTAATGAAATTGGTGCTTTAGGTATTATTAAAGACCGACTGCCACACACACTTCCACCAAATGCTTGGAATGATGGTGGAAATGTCAGGTTTCGCGATAGCTATGTAGAAAAAACTGATGGTTTCCAAGCGGTTTTCGGGATTCCAACAGTAACACCTTACGCACTACTTCCTGTGCAAACGGAAAATAAATTCAACTGGATTTATGCCGGGCTCTCAAAAGTATATGTGTTTGATGGAACCTCTCATACAAACATAACACGGCAAACAGCGGGGGTTGATGTTAATTATTCAGGCTTAGAAAGTAATCGTTGGACACTTACTAACATGGGTGGTGTACCGATACTTAACAATGGTTCTGATGTACCGCAAATGTGGCTTCCGGCGACAACAGCAACAAAACTTGTTGCTTTATTAAATTGGCCAGGAAATACAATTTGTGAAGTTATGCGCTCATATAGAAGTTTTCTAATAGCGTTAAATGTATCAAAATCGGGAGTGCGCTATCCTCAGATGGTGAAATGGAGTCATCCAGCAGACCCTTTTAATGTTCCGACAAGCTGGAGCGAAACCGACCCGACAAAAGACGCAGGGGAATATACATTTAGTGATACAGGCGATTGGCTTATTGATTGCTTACCGCTCAGGGACTCTAATATTATTTATAAGGAAAATACAACTTGGGGTCAACAATTTATCGGTGGAGTTGATATTTTTCGGTTTGGAAGATTGTTTAGTACCTTTGGTGCTTTAAGTAAAGACTGTGCTGTAGAGTTTATGATGGGGCGACATTTAGTGCTTACTCAAGGTGATGTTGTTGTTCATGATGGGCAGCAAGCAGATAGCATTCTTAATGGAAAGTGGCGTAAGTGGTTAACTGCAAACATAAATCAAGATGCATTGGATAAGTGTTTTGTTGCATTAAATACTGCTCGCGAAGAAGTCTGGATTTGCTTGTGCATTGATGATGCAACTTATGCAAATGTTGCACTGATTTGGAATTGGCGTACTGGTACAATCGGCAGAAAAACATTACCTGGAGTTAGTATTATTAAAGAGGGTATTGTTATCCCTGCAGATGCTGATGAAACATGGAACTCAGATACCGGTACTTGGGATTCGGATACGACTGTCTGGGGCGAGCGGTTGTATAAAACTGGCGAGTTAAGTATGTTGATGGCAAGTGCTGATGATGCGCGATTGTATAAAGCAGATGTTGGGACTGATGATGCGGCACTTCCGCAAGTAAGTTTTATTGAACGCACTGGCTTGGGGATTCCTTTTAAACAAAACCTTCCTCCGGATTTTACAAGTTATAAATTTATACGGGGTATGTGGCCTCGTATTGACGGAACACTCGGCGGAGTTGTTAAAATTAAAATTGGGGTGCAGAATGAAATTAATGGGGCAGTGCAGTGGGGCGCACTGCAGAATTTTATCATTGGTACAACAACAAGAGTTGACGTGTTAATGAGTGGGCGATTACTTGCAATACATTTAGAATCAGATACGTCTGTTGCGTGGCGCTGGCATGGCTATGAACTTGATGTAGACTTTGGGGGAAATTACTAATGTACCGCCCAGAGAATCCACCTGTTGAAGTGGAGCAGTTAAGTAATTATGTCTATCAAGAATTAACGCGCTTAAGCGGAATTATGGAATTAGCTTTGGCACGTCGAGTTGAATTTATTACTGTTGCACCAAGTAAGCCGCGTGAGGGTATGGTGCTTGGTGCTGACGGAACTCATTGGAATCCAGGTGCTGGAAAGGGTATTTATGGCTACTATAGTGGAACATGGAATAAACTCGGTTAAGGGAAGCTTTGCTGATGCAGAAAGCTTTCAAGTTGACGGAAGCACAGTTGATGCTGCATGGCCAGATATTCTTCCTTTTATAGAACAGTGGCTGCCCATTACACATGGAGAGTTGTCAGCAAACGATATTTTTACTTTAATTAAAAATAACCTTATGTATGCTATTTGTATACATACTGGTGGGGATATATTGCTTGTAGCTATTTGCGAATTTGTGCAATATCCGCAAATAAAGGTACTGCGTCTGGTCGGGTTTGCTGGTAGTAAACCTTGGCTTACGTTAAAATTTATGCCAGCAATCGAACGCTGGGCGATTGAGAACGGTGCAGAGGCGCTTGAGACTCTTGCTACTGAAAAGGCATATGCGCTAATGGTGCGTATGGGAC